TATACTGAACACAGTTCTCTATACCATCACATATCATATCGTCTTTGAACATATAGTTTACAAAATTTGGTTTGTATGATAAGTGTGTAGCAATTTTTAAGAAACATTCACCAAGATAATTTGTAATTCTTGGTTTTGGTTTTCCTAATTTCTCTGCCTCTAAGATATCAAGTTTATATGCAACAATAGCAGCAAGGAACTCCTTGTTATTCACATAATGCTCTGATCTTTTTCTCACCATCTTATGTATTGATTATGTTCATATTATAGCATAGCTTGACAACCTTGTCTATTCTATGTACAATAACTCTGTAAGGGTTCAAGGGATGGGTATATTAATTAATTCTTAGATTTATAGAGTTTCTCTAGAATATCTCTCGCTTTAGATACACTATTGATGTATCCCATATCTTTAGTTAGATCAGGATTAGTTGCTTTGAATCCATGTTCTACTAAGTTTTTATAGGTATCTATTAATTCAGTGCTATTAATTTGTGATATAGTGATTACTTTCTTTAGTGAAATTACAAAGGTATCATCATCTGTTAATTTCATCCACGGTTCAAACTTATACCCCATGGGTATATTCGTTCCAGAGGAACGAATTTCTTCACATACCACTGGATTTGACACAACTATATCTTCTGGGACGCCATTATTATCTACCATGACCAACGCTAATATTTCTTCTCCACTTGTAAGTTTTAATGAAGCATAAAACTCATCATAAGGTTCATCCGATTTTGATTTGGAGGATTTCATAGTTGAATTTTTCTTCGTTGTAGTATTTGATCCTTTCGATCAGGTGGTTTAGTGTGTAATTGTTTCTCGACCCCTTCTTCGTATCATCTGCTATGTCAAACAATGTTGCACTCACCTTGTTGTTTCCTTTTCTTAAAACTCTACCAATAGATTGAAGTGTTCTAATTCTAGATTTGCTAGGGGAAGCAAAGATAATGTTGTGCAAATTTTTGATGTTGATGCCTGTTGAGAATGTGCCGAATGATGCTACTATTATAGCATCTTTTTCAGTCTCAGTAATCCTTCTGACCTCTTCTCGTTCTTGAGCATCCACACCACCATGAACAAAAAATACCTTTCGGTTACCAGTATTTATGAGATCAAAAAGAACTTGTCCATGGGTGACAACCCTACTATAAAGTATCAAAGTATTACCTTTCAAGTCATGAGCGAGGTTTTTTATGAACTTATTTCTCTTTTCGTTATTGATAATATATTGAACTTCATCCTCATAAAGATTAAACTTCTGAGGCTCATGTTTCATGAGTAAAACTTTGATGTTTAATTTAGCGAGATATCCTGCATCTTGTAATTTTTTAGTGCTGATAATTTTATATGATGGACCAAACAATCCTTCAAGTACCCACTTATGAGTCTGTGTGCCATCAAGTGTACCAGTAAAACCATATCTATACTTTGTGTCTGCCATTTTAGTCATAATATTTACTAGCGATTTGGATTTGAATTGATGTGCTTCATCACCTATTACCACTTGAAAATTAGCAAACCACTTACGGTCTAATTTGTATATACTCTGCCATGTGGAGATTATAACTGATTGTTCAGTATTTCTTGGTGCACCACCATAAATTTTATAACAATATTTTTGTGCATCCCAACCATAATCTTCAAAATCTTTGTACATCTGTTCTACAAGTGATGTGGTAGGAACAATCAATAGTATTTTTCTATTGTTTTCTACATGATATCTACAGATAGAATAGATCATCAGCGATTTACCTGATGCAGTGGGTGATATAAGCAACCTTCTATTACGTCTCAGAGCGTCTGTAACACCTTCTACTTGATAATCTCTAGGTTTATACTTAGATATAGTTGTCAAATAGTCTCTGATGCCTTCCTCTGAGAAAGATTCATTCTCTTCGTAAGGCAATCCATAATGTTTATTTTCTTCAAACTCAAATGTATATGAATATCTCTCGCAAAAAACTTGCAACTTATCTATCAATCCACAATAAATCTCTCCTCTATCCATGTTGAACAGACGAATCTTACCATCCCAATACTTATTACGGTATTGTGGCATAAATTTGGCACCCGGTACATCAAAAGTAAATTGATCCTGTAACTCGTGCTTTATATGTGGGTCACATTCGACTCGTAAGAATACTTCATTCTTCTTACGTATAACCAGATCAGCCATAACCAGAGGTAAATCGTCGCCACTCTATTGCATTCTTTATTTGATATGTTCTATTAGAAATCTGTTTGAGTATCTCTTCTGTATAACGAAGCATCATATCATAATACTCTCGTTTTAGAGATAGTTTTTTTAGTTTCTCATCAGCGTCAAGATAAAGTTTTAGATCATCTTTATCTCTTACCTTGAATGGAAAGGGTTCTTCTGCATATACAGCAGCAGTCGCTTTCCCTTGATAATACTGTCTTCTTTCTAATAAAATTTTAGAGTAAGCAGTCTCAGTTTGTTTTCTGAGAGTGAGCGTTACATTATATATGTCGTAATACTTAGCGTGTAATTGAGGTATTTTTAGTGACTCTGCATCAAGTTCGTCTTGATTCATTTTAGAATCAGACTCCCACATTTCTTGTATCTTATCTAATGAAAAACTAGACTTTCTTTCCGTCGTCATTGATCAAGTCGTACATAGTATATTTGAATATCGCAGTTGCAGTATAATACTGTTGCTGTTCTATTGTAGCATCAAAAGGTATTCCTGTCAGTTCAATTGGAAAGAGATCTCTGAACTTGATAGTTCCTGCTTCTTGATAATTACTGTTGAGAATGATGAGTGTACCATCAGATCTTTCTTGAAAAGAACTGTTGTCATCAGGAAAATATCTACTGTTTTTCTGTAACCTTGAGAACTGATCAAAAGTTTCTGGAAATCCCAGTGAAGTTATCCATTCATATAATTGAGTGTAGTTTTCTAAATTCTCATCTACAAGAAAGTCAACTCTTAGATCTTGATAGGTAAGTTTTTCACCGGGTACCGGTAAATCTCTAAGGTAATTTGCTTGTACAGCAACACCAAGAGATAGTCCGGGTAAATTTGCTCTATTGCAAAGAAAGTCTACCTTTGGACATTTATTGATAACTAATTTAAATCCTCCTATCGAGAGTAAGTTCTTATTGGATACTTCGTTAAGAGAACATGGGTTGTTTGACATATCATTATTTATTGCCAGAATTCATCTAATACATCGAATACTCTATTAAGATAATCGTTAGCACCTTTACATTCCCATTCACCCTTTTCTCCTATCTCACACTTATAATGTAACTCTCTTTTGAGTTGCATTAATTTACTGGTCATTGCAACTTTGTCTAGTCTACCGTTCATAATCGTTGTTGTATCAATATTAATTATAAAAGAACAAAAAAAAGACCCCCTCAAGTGAGGAGGTCGGAACGTAATTATACTTATTACCTTACATAAGGTTTTGAACCTTAACTCTTCTGTAGTAACGGTTAGAACCAGCAGTGATTCTTCCAAGACCTTGAGTTGTACCTTCAGCGAATGGGTTTGATACCATACCGTATCTGGTTTTGAAACCAATCTTAGGTTGGAATGTATCCTGTCCAACTGCACGAACCATCTGTAATGGAACGTATGGGCAGTAGAATAATCCTGCGTCATAAGGTGAAGAACCTTTGTAACCCATAACGTAGTACTGATCAGCAGATAGGTTAGCAGCGAATGGGTCGATGTATACCTTGAATCTTCCGTTCAATGTACCTGCGAATGTGTTACCTGTATCGTCAACTGTTAAGTTAGCGTTTAGAGCAGGAGTGTAGTCTAGTTGACCTGCAGCAGCAAGTGCAGAAGCAACGTCAGCAGAACATAGGATAATGTTACCCTTTCCTCTACGAGTTTCCTGTGCGATTGCGTTTGCATCTCTTTCAAGTTGGAACATCATTCCCTTGAACTTCTCAACCATCCATCTTCCGTTTGAGTCAACGTCTAAGTCGAAGACACCTGTTGATGCAGTGTTTGTCTGTGCACCGGGTCTTGCAACCTTGTAGATTGTTCTGATGATTTCTCTGTTGATCTCAGCAAGTATCTCTGTTGAGAGGATATTTGCTAATTCTGCTTCTGCATCTAGACCGTGGATTGCCTTCAAGTCTTGAGCAAGTTCTAAACTGTACTCTGCCTTTAGTGCTCTTGATCTTGCTGCAACAGTAACCTTCTCGATGCTGAATGACATCTCGCGGAAGTCATTTGCTGATGCATCTCCTAAAGATTCAAGTGCAGTTGAGTCAAAACCTTGACCAACGTTATAAGCGTTAGCAGATCCACCATTTAGAATAGATGGGTTTGTTCCATCTGTCGCAGGTGTTTGACCTTGTGCTGTTGTACCGAAACCAACGTCTGTTCCGCCGTCAGTTGTGTTGAGTACATAGTCACCCTGAGCCAGAGATGTGTCGCTATCTTGAGCAGAGAACGCTGAATCTGGTTCGTTGAAGAATGCCTCTCTTCCTGACTGTCCATCGTATCTGGTTCTCATCGCGAAGATAAGACCTGTTGGACCGTTCATTGGTTGTACGCCTGCTAAATCGTATGCCACCAAGTTAGGCATAGCACGACGTATAAGAGAGATTAGAACTGGGTCGAAACCTGCAACAGGACCGGCGTCAGTTGATCCACCACTGAATCCGGGAGTTCCTGCGGACGCTCCACCGTTTCCTAATGATGTTGTAGGAGGTGCTTCTGTCAAGAATGCACGTTCCTCTCTTAAAAATCTTTCTTGGTTTTCTAGAAGTTGGGCGGTAACCGCTTTCCTGTGATTATCAGATATCTTATCAATACCTTCTGCCTCTAGGAGAGGTTGCCACTTCTTCTGTAATTGAGAAGAATTAAACATGTTAGTTGCGTTTTAGTTAATTTACTGGTACTTAGTTAGTGCCTGAATGTATGACTCCATAGCAGGGGAATGTGCCTCTACTGGTGCATCTTCAGAGATAACTTCTTGTGAACTTGCCTCTGGTTTCTTAGGAGCGAAATATGTCTCTCTAAGAGTAGACAGTTTTTCACGATATTGTACTTCACTTTCAAACTCAACGCCTTCTGCTAGATTTGCAATCTTCTCTTTTTGAGATAGTGCAAGACCCTCACAGACTTCATCTAGGATGTTGTCGGAAACAGATGTTGCTAAACGCTTCGTTAATGAAACATTGCTCTCAATCTGTTCATTGAGTTTAGTCTCCATATCATCTAATTTTTCGACCATTGCCTCAAGTACATCATATTTTTCATCAGGGATGTTTACATAATGTTCT